CCTTGTTGAGATAAAACCATCAGCACAAACTAAACCACCTAAAAGAAAAAAGCTAACTGAGGCATTAACCTATATGAAGAATATTTCTAAGTGGAAGTATGCTAAGAAGTATTGTGATGAACACGGTTATGAGTTTCAAATATGGACAGAAAAAGAGCTTGAGGCTATGGGTATACGTACAATGACTTTAGGATTTAAAGCTAGCAAAACAAAGACCGGTAAAAGAATATGGAAAACCCTTAAGAAAAGAGTATAAATATAGGTATGGATAACAAGGAAGATGAAGGTAAACTTGAGCTCTCAATACGCATATTGGGTAATGAGATAATAGGTTTTCAAATGTTAGTGAATGATTTTAAAATGAAATGGATGTTAATAGGTTTAATGGGTATTGGAATCATTGCATATATAATGGTTACCTTTGGTCCGCAATTAATGGAGACGTTTAGTGGCTAGTTTATTTGATACATTAGAGGCAGAAGCATTTCGTAAAGGATTGCAAGCTCGTTCAAGAGAAGCTGCATTATGGTTTCAAAAGAAAGCAAAAGAGCTTGGACCATTAGGTAAGGGTGTGCTTAAAGATGATAGATTACAGACAGTTGGTAAGCCATTAATAGGTGATATGATAATGTATACATATAACCCAAAGCTTAGACAACAACTTCCATACTATGACACCTTCCCTTTAACTATTGTGGTTGGTCCTGCTCAAGATGGTTTTTATGGTATTAACTTGCATTACTTACCACCAACAATAAGAGCTATATTTTTAGACCATTTAAGTGATACTGCAAATAATAAGTACTTTAATAAAACAACTAAATTTAGAATAACTTATAACTTACTAAAAGCCACAAAAAATTATAAATACTTTAAACCTTGTTTTAAACATTATTTAACAAAGCATGTATCTTCTAATATATCAAAAGTAAATGCTTCAGAATGGCATATAGCAATATTTTTAGAGACAGCTGCATTTAGGAAGAAATCAACCAGGTTTGTTTGGGCACAGTCAAGGAGACAATATTAATGGCATTACCAGTCAGTATAGATTCAATTAAGTCAACGATTAATCGTCGTGGCGGTGGAGCACGTGGAAATAGATATGCAGTATATGTTTCACATCCATCAAAAGGTATGAATAGCTTATTAAAGTTTGACCCAGCCACCATGTTAAGTAATTTAATATCTGGTGATGGTATACATATTGGAGATTTTATTTCTGACCCAAGAGATATGTTTTTATTATGTCAAAGCTGTACACTTCCAGGCAAACGTATAACTACTACTGAAGCTACCCATAATCATCATATGACAAAGAAGCCATATTCAATGATGACTGATGAAGTTTCTATGACATTTATGTTAACAAATGATTATTATATTAAAAAGTATTTTGATTTGTGGCAAGAAATGGTTATTGATACTACACATGAACATTATAAAGCATTTTATAAAAGGGATTATGCTCGTGATGTAACTATACAACAATTATCTACATCTAATGATGTGATTCCTGCATATACAGTTCAATTAGAAAATGCATATCCTATACAACTTGCGGCTATTGAATTAGGTAATGGTGCAGAAGGTTTATTAGAAGTAACTGTTACATGGGAATATGATAATTGGAGAAGTGTTGGATTTATAGATGGATTTGAAAATCTTGCTGGAAATTTATTAGATAAATTAAATGCAACTAAAACACAAATGGCTGTAGCTCAAACAACTAAGAAAACAGAAAAGGCTCAGCTAAAAAAACTAGATAAAAGTAAACTATTTAGTAATGTACCAAGGCGCCCTGGTAATCATCAAAGCGCTTAAGTGAAATTTTTAATATAATAATGGAGAGAAATTGATATGTTGCCAATAATTGCAACCCCAAAGTATGATATGATTGTGCCATCAACAGGCAAAACTGTAACATATAGACCATATTTGGTCAAAGAAGAGAAACTATTGTTAATAGCATTAGAATCTCAAGATGAAAAACAAGTTGAAGAAGCAATTAATAAAATAATTGTGACATGTTTAGATGGTGATGTTGTAAAAGAAGATTTTACATCATTTGACATTGAATTTATATTTTTAACTTTACGTGCACGTAGTGTAGGTGAAGGAGTAGAATTAAATATTCCTTGTACTGAATGTGAAGAATCAAATCCAATAAAGATTGATTTAGATAAAATACAAATTAAGAATATGGGTTTTGATTCTAAAGACCTTCAATTAAAACTTGATGATAATATGACAATTGAATTACGTTGGCCAACTATGAGTGATAGGTCTGTAGAAGTTGAAACTGGTACAGAAGTTCTTATTCACATGGTTGCTAAATCAATTGGTACAATTTTTCATGGTGAAGAAATACATTCAACAAAGGATGTATCATTTAATGAAGTACTTGAATTTGTTGAAAATTTAAATTCATCTCAATTTAGTAAAATTATGGAATTGCTTGTCAAGACACCATACGTTGGTTATGATATAGAATTCACATGTAAAAAATGTGGACATAAAAACGAAAGAGAATTAAAAGGACTAGCTGATTTTTTTCAATAGCCCTTTCTCATGATTCATTAGTAACGCATTATAAAACAAATTTTGCGTTAATGCATCAACATAATTTTCAATTAGATGATTTGAATAATATGTTGCCGTGGGAAAGGGAGATATATGTTACCCTTTTAACTGAATGGATCGAAGAACGAAACAGAGAAAATAGTAAATATGGCTGATAAACCACAAGAAATCGCAGGTATTAATAAAGTAATTGCTGAATTAAGGAAACTTAATGCCTCTAGCAAAAAAGATTTAATACGTGAAAAAGAAGCACGAGACCGTGCTGAAAAAATGGCTGCTTCTGGGGAAACTCAAGTAGAACAAGGTGAACAATGGATTGATGCAGGACAAGATTTTCAACGTAGATTTATAGCAGGTCAAGCAAAAACCTTTACTGATAAAGCTTTACAAAAACAAGGGTCCAAATTAGACGTTCAAGAAGAAATACGTGATTTTAATAAAAAGACATATGAAAAAATCTCCGAACTTGAAAAATATTTTGAGAAAAAAGCTGGTGATGACAAAGAAGAAAAGTTAGAAAAAGATAAAGATAAAAAAGATAAAAAGAAAGACCCAACAAGTAGCAGAAGTGGTTTAGCTAAAGCAGCAAGAGGTGCTGCTGGTCTTGCTGCTGTAGGTCTAGGTATCGGTGGTTTCATGAGCGGTATGATGGTTTGGTCAAACGTTGATGCTTTTAAAGGTGAAGGTTTCCCAGACCAAATGAAAAACCTTACTGAAGGCTGGAATCATATAGGTGATTTAGATAATAAAGCTTTAGTTTCTTTAGGTGCTTTAGCAGGAACTGGTGCTTTAATTGGTGTGGTCGCTGGACCTCTTGCTTCAGCTGGTGCAGCATTTGGTATGACAGCTGTTGGTGTAGGTTTAGGTGGTTTCATGACTGGTATAATGGCATCAGGGTCACTTACTGGTTTTGAAGGTAAAACATTTTCAGAACAAGCTGAAAATTTAACAATTGGTTTAAATCATCTTGGTGATATAAATACTAGCACCAAAGTTGGATTAATAGCATTAGCTGGAGTTGGTAGTGCATTTCCATGGGTAGCTGGTACAGCGGCTGTTGGTATGGCTGCAGCTGGTGTTGGTATCGGTGCCTTTATGACTGGTATAATGGCTTCAGGTAGTATAACTGGTTTTGATGGAACAACATTTAAGACACAAGCTGAAAATTTAGCTGCCGGCCTTAAAGCATTTGACGATAAAGACCTAGCAGGATTATCATCATTAATGGTTGTTGGTGGTGTGCTTGGCGCAGTACCTGTTGGAGGAGCAGTAGTAGTAGGTTCTGCCGCTACAGGTATGGGTTTAATAGGTGTAGGTATTGGAGCTTTTATTGGTGGTATAGCTGGTACAGGAGATGTGTTATCTAAAATAGGCGTTACTGGTTCTGGTTTAAAAACAATGTTAGAAAATACCGCTGGTGGTCTTAAAGCATTTAATGATATTGATGGTACTAACTTTGCTACTCTTGGTACTGGTATGGGTAATTTAGGTCAAGGACTTGCAGATTTTTATGGTACAAATTGGTTAGCATCACTTGGTAATATAGCACCAGGTATATGGAATAATATTAAAGAAGGAATTAATATAGTTAGTGGTGCTGTTGGTATGCCAGCAAATTTAAATGTTGATAAAAGAACAGGACTTGAAAAACTTATTGACGAGGTTGTAACACCATTTGAAAGAATAGATTTTGATAAATGGCAAGGAATAAATGCACAGGGATTTGGAGATAATTTAACACATATAAGTAGAGGTATGATGGCTTGGTCTGATGCAACACCAGGTTTTTGGGAATCAATGGGTAACTGGGCTGCAGGATTATTTAAAGGTGATGAAAAACCATTTGATGATTTTATTGAATTGGGTGAAAAACATGTAGAAATTGGAAATGCTGCAACAGCTATAGATTCACTTGCTGGAGCTTTAGAAAAATTAACTTTATTAGATTTTAAAGGCGATGAATTTAAATTTAGAAAATTTGCTAGTGATTTAGCTTGGGGTGTAAAGGGTATACATGTTGCTATGTATGGTGGGACATATGACCCTCCTGGATTTTTGGATAAAGATTACAGAGCAGTAACAATTGACCCAACTAAATCTTTAAGCAAAATACCTAGAATAGATTTTGAAAATGCATCTGATGGAATTACTTTGTTACAACGTGCATTAAATAATTGGAATGGAAATTCTGTTATGAATGGTGCTGGTAATGGCGGTGGAACTACTAATAATACTGATGCATCTAATACAGTTAATATTATTCATTCTCCAGAACGAGTTACGTTTGGTCAATTGGTAGGACCAATGAGCGCTTTGGAAAGAGCAGGGATATGATAAAAACCCGCCTTTCGACGGGTTCTCAAGATTAAGCTTCAGCCGCTAGTTTAGCGAAATAACTCATTGTGTCATCTTCAGCCTCAGCCTTTTGAACTGGGTCAGCCGCGACAGCAACTGGGTCTGAAACAACCGGACCATCATTGAATGGTGATTCGTTTTTCATATCCTCATCAACATAATCAATTTCTGTACGGTTGGTTTTAACTTCTTCACCCAAAACCCTAGTCAACTTAAGATTAAGCTCACTATAAGATTTGAATGTATCAACATCTGTAAACTCAGTA